TATAAAGCATTAGGTGCACAATAAATAGCATCAGAGGCATCATAGTTTAATCCTAAATTATCTCCATCAGTTGAATAAACAAAATCTTCTACAAGACATGGTAAAGCTTTAACTGTACCATCGTAAGCAAAAAAACCTCCTTCTCCTGACATCCACCACACAGCACCATTTGCATAAGCTATAGCGTGTTGACCAATACATCCACAATTAGTACCTACTTGTCTAACACTAAATGTAAAAGGTGGACCTACAAATTGAATTACATAAGCGGCAAGATCAGTTGCTACAAAAATATAATCTTTACCTTGTATAGCTGCTCTAATCTCATTACCGGTATCTAGTCTAAAAGTCCCTGCAGTGTTAGTTGCTGTTGGTGCATATGTATTTAAATCTTCTTGATTAGAGAATCTTACAAACATAGGGTCTTGAGTATTAGGTGTCCCTATAGTTGTTTCCGTCCCAAGATGAAATACATGTCTATCTCTATCTGATACAATTGAAATTCTAGTAGCAGTAGGATTATTTGTAGTTGGAAAATTAACTGTACTTGAAGACGCTCTAGTTGTTCTAGGGTTAGCAGCCCCTGCATTCCATGTAAAAGTTTTACCATTAAATATAGTTGCAACTAATACTTCTCCAAAATTATCAAGACTCCAGTTCCCTGGTGCCAGAGTCACAGAACTTGTAGATCTTTCTGTTCCCCAAGTTGAGTCACCCCAAATGTATGTTCCCCAACCATAACCTATTGTTTGAGTAACCGGTCCAATATCTTCATAAGGATTAATTGTACCTGCTCCAACTCCTGTTGTGTTAGCAGTTGCATTAGTTCTCATAACAATATTAAAACTGTTTGCATCGTTTATTTGTACAATTTCAAAAGCTCCTGTTTCAAAATCTGCATCTACATAACCTGATCCTGGAGGAGCAGTTACTGATGTAAAGGTAATATATTTTCCAAGAGGTAAATTATGTCCTGTTTTATTTACAGTGACAGAAGTAGAATTTAAATTAGTATCAAAAGTTGCTCCAGTGATAGCTGTATCTAAAGGAGTAATGTCATAAAAAGCTTCTCCATAGTATAAAAATAAACCTTGAGATGTTCCAATAGCTACATATTTTTCACCTTTAAAGCTACTAAATGTATGTTGTTTTCTAGCTACTCCAGGTAATGTTTCATTAGAAACTGTAAGCTGTTCCCAACCACCTATTTTTTCAGGTAGTCCATATCTAAATCTAACAAAATCTCCGTCTACCCATTCGCCTTCAGCGCCTGATTCGGTGGCTTGTTTATTAAATCCTGATTTAAAATTAAGTTTCTGCAGCATAGCCCAATATAGCTTTTATTGCCTTATTTAACAACGTATTATTTGTATCTTATATTACTGTTTTGTGGACGAGATTCAAGAGGTTTGGCATAAGATAATATAATTCTAGGTGTCATACCTATTGCTGTATGAGTAGTATGTGGTGGTATACATAATAAATCCCCTGGAAAAACTTCAAAAATTTCTTGTTCTATTTTATAGATAGTATGTCCACACACTCCTAAAATATAAACAGAATATTCATCTTTATGAGTAATACCTGATGCACCAACAGATGTTGAATAAAATATATCCATATCAATATATTCTTCTTCTTTATTAAATTTATTATTTAGTAATTGTATTAAAGAATAAAATTTAGGATCTTTATCTACATTTTTTATTTGAAAGGTACTATCTAAAATATACTCTGGATTATGATTACTTGTTATTTTAGATGAAAAATTATAACTACTTAACATTAAAGCTAAACTATTAAAATCAAAAGGTGTATCAAACTTTATGAATTGTTGTGTAAGATTAGTTTTATCTGGCATTTATATTTATCCTTTGTTCCCCTGCTCCTATATTACCTAAAGGTATTACATTAAAAGGTAAAGAAAATCTAGTATGTTTAGTTCTATTAGTATTTATTTTATGTGGCACATTTGATGGAAAAATAATAATTCTATTTTTTAAAGGTGTAATTTCCCAAGTGCTAGAATTATAGACATTAGCTTCTTTCTTTTTAATACCCCATCTTGTTTTAGTAAAATCAGTTAATGCTACACTACCACAATCATCTTTTGTTTTAATATAAAAGATACCACTAAAAATAGTATTACTATGAGTGTGATAATGACTTTGTTCTCCAGGTTTTGTTTTAGTTATCCAAGAACTTGAAAAATCAAATTGTCCTTCATATTGTAAATGATCTATATATTTATTAACTTCTATAGCTATTTTATTTCTTATGAGTATTAATTGTGGATCATCTAAAACATAATAATCATCTGATATAGAAGAAGAGTTTTCTTCTTCACGTGTTTTTATAAAATTACATTTATCTGTAAAATCTAAAATAATTTTTTCTTCTGTTTCGTTAAGTTGAATATCACTAACCATGACGAGTGAGGAAAATAAAGGTATTAAAGTTTCACTCATTTAAATGTAATCACTGCAGCAATTCTTTTTTGATTAGATTTTTTTACAAACCCCGCAGCGTGACAGTGCTCCCCTGGAAAAATAATTATCTTTCCTCTTTCAAAAGGAACTTCTTTAGCAATAGTAAACTCCCCTCGATAATTTTTCATTTCATCATTTTCTTTATCTATAGCCCAACCCATTCCTTTTTCATTAAAAATAAAAGTAGGTCCATAATCTAAATCATGTAAGTACATCATACACACTTTATGTCCATGCTCTCCAGGGTGATCTACGTGAGGATCTCCATACTTATCTTCTGAATACCAAGTTAAATTAACAGCTGCTCTTAAAATTTGATTAACTTGTATATTATTTTTATGACAAAAATCTAAAAATATTCTTTCAAATAAATGAAACCAAGGGGAATTAATTTTAAATTCTGTAAGAGGTGGTTCATCATATCGTCCTACCATTACATGCATCATAGCAGGGTAATTATCTGAAGTAGTACGACCTTCCCAAAACCAAGGGAAGTGTGAATTATTAAGAACGTTCTTTTCTATTTCCTGAATATCTTGTTCAGGCATATATCCTTCAACTATGTCAACCATATATTTTATTTTTTAAATATTCAAAATGAGTAGGTTCTTTTTTTATTAGTTCTTCTATACGTGTTAACCAATCATTTCTTATATTAATGCCTTCTTCGTATCCTTGTTTAAAAGCTTCTGGAGACATTAGATCAAGTGGATCATAGTTCATACCTGCAGCAATATAATGAAAACCATATTTAGAACTATAAAAATTTTCAATCATTCTTGCATGAATATCTAAAAATATTTCTTCTTGTTTATTATAAGATAAATCTAAAACACTATTATTTCTAAAATATCTCCAATATCTAGTATCATTTCTAACTGATGCATAAAAATGCATGGCTACAAAATCTACATAACCATCATATTTAACATTAGTATAAACATTAAAACTATCTCTATCTAATTGAGTAATATGTCTATGTCTTTGTAAACATCTTGCTAACGCAAGTAAGTTATCATGCACTGTAAATAAACCAGTTGACTCTAAAGGTTCTATAAAACTAGATGCTAATCCAATAGAACAAACATTTTTAACAAACATCTTATCATGTCTATAAGTATCAAACTTTATTAAATTGTATTTAAGTGTTTTATATTCATATCCTTTGTTTTTTAAATATCTTTGAAATTCTACTAAAGCATCTTCAGTTTCAATGTATTTGTCAGAATGAACATAACCAACACCTAATCTTCCCCAAGTAGGTATTTCCCAAACCCATCCATTATCTATTGCAGTGCATAAAGTATAAGGTTTCATTTTTTCTTTTTTATTAACTTCATCATAAGGAACATGAGCTGTCCATGCGTGATTATTTATAAGCATTTTAGAAGGAGCTTTATTTTTTTTACATCCTAGCTTTTCCATAAGAACTGAATTAAAACCACTACAGTCTAAAAACAAATCGGCAGTGTATTTATTATTTAAAGTTTTTATTCCATTCTCATCTGTTTCAATAGATTTAATTTCTTCTAATACATGAGTAACTTTGTTTGGTTTAATAAATTTATTTTTTAACCATTGTCCAAATTTAGTTGCATCAAAATGGTAAGCAATATCTACATCCTTATTAAACCCTGGAATATCTTGAGGGTTTCTAGGCATTTTATATTTGTCAGCAAAAAGAGTTATAGGAGCTATAAATTTAGCATAATCACTATTTGATAATGCTGGGTTCATTTGTTTTTTATAAAACCATGCATTCTTTCCAAATGGTAATCCTTGTTCATAAGGTTTTTGAAAAGGATAAAAAAATTTATCTGTATCTTTTTGATAAAAATCTTTAAACATAATACCTGTTTTATAAGTAGCATCACATGCTTTCATAAAATCTTCATCTTTAATTTCTAAGATTTCTAACCAAGAATTAATTCCAGCTATTGTACTTTCTCCAACTCCAATAGTTTTAAAATCAGGATTTTCAATTAGATATACTTGTATTTCTGGAAAGAGTTTTGTTATAGTTGCAGCAGACATCCAACCTGCAGAGCCACCACCTACAATACATACTGTTTTTATTTCTTTATTCATTATTTAAATTGAGGTCCGGTTATCCAACCAACAACGCTGAACCTTTGTCCTTTAGTAACTTTAGTTACTTCATGTAACACATAACTTGGAAAAAAGCAAATAGTTCCCTTTTTTTTAGGAATAACAAGGGGATCGTCTGAAAGATGTAATGTCAAATCACCTCCTTCATAATCTGTTGAATTAGATAATTGGATAACAAAACTTAATTTTCTAATACATGCTCCAGGTCCACTATCAGTATGCACTCCATATTTTCCTCCAGGTGCTGTATAATGTGTGAACTGTAAACCTTCTCCTAAACCCATTAAATCAAAATGAAATTGAGTTTTATTAACATAAATACCTGCATCAGTTATTCTTCTAAATAACCAATCAGCTCTTCGTTCGGTGGCGTGTATCCATGCTATATTGCTTTCTCTAGTAGGATCATTTTCTCCATTAAAGGTTACACCTTTTTGAATATTTTGAGATAAACCTAATTCTATAACTGATTTACATTCCTCATCAGAAAGAAAATTTTCTATAGCACAATGAGTTTCAACTGTATCTACTTTAAATGGCCACAACATCTTTAATAACTTTCTATAATGTAGCTTATGCTACAACAAACTTAATCTATTACAATGTGAATCTGCACCCAATTTTGAGCATCTTCATCCCAATCCCAATATGTTCCTGCTTCAGCATCTGTTTCTGGTTTAGCCACAGGAGGAGTCCATGAAGCTGTAGAAACTGTCCAAGTCCATGAAGGAAAAGGTTGTACGGGTTGAAAATGATTTTCATCAGGTAAATAATAACCATCTATCTGAGCATAATTTCCTCTAAATGCTTTTGATTGATCAGCAGATAACTCACCATCAGTATAATGTTTTTTTTCAAATGTATTATAAGAAGTTTGTAAATATGTTCCTGGTCCTAAAGTATTTTCGCAAAATGCTATACCTGTTGCTTCATCTGGAGCTTCGCTATTGTCCACAACAACTACATTAAGTACTTTATTATTTTCATCTACTTTTGCAAAATGTGCCATACTAAGCCTTTATACTTCCACTTCCTGTATATTTTAAAACTGTAAAATCGCCTTGTGTACTTTCAGTTGGGCTACCTGTTGTAATACCACTGTAATAAGCAGTTGGTAATTTAACGATAACTATACCAGAACCACCAGGTCTTCCACTTACACCTGATGTTCCACCACCACCACCGCCACCTCTATTGGTACCGCCGTTTTGATTATTTTGTCCACCGTTTCCGCCACCACCGTTTCCGCCAGGGCCTGCAGTTGGTGATCCCCAACCTCCAGCTCCGCCGCCACCGCCGTAATATGTACTATCTATTGGACTTGAAATTCCTGTGCCACCAGTTCCAGAATCTCCACTACCACCAGATCCACCGGATCCACCACCAGCTCCTGTTGAACCACCGCCACCTGGATAACCATAAGGTCCACCTGAACTACCTCCGCCAGATCCATATGCTTGGCCACCACCGCCACCACCTGGTGCCGTTGTTGCAGGGTTTCCTCTACTACCACCGCCAGCTCCGCCGCCGATGTTTGGACTTGCTCCTTGAATTTCTGAAGCAGATCCAATTGAACCTCTTCTATAACTTCCACCACCACCGCCACCAACTGTGACTGGGTATGTAGTACCTCTATTAAAATTGTATGCTGCGTTGTGAAAATATCCACCGCCTCCAGCACCTCCAGCAATGTCTCCACCGCCTCCAGCTCCACCTGCCGTAACTGTAAATTGTACTTCGTATTCTGGTGGTAAACCTAAACCTGTAATACCAAATGCTGATGCGGCCCCGCCGCCTTTTGAACTTAATAGTGGCATAATCTTTCTCCTCCTAATTTATTATGCGAACTGCGTTTGTGCAGCTAGCGCTGTAAATGTTGCATCTGCAGTTTTAATAACAGTGTAAGCATAAACATCATGTGAACTTGCGTTTCCTCCTGAAGGAGCTGAACCGCCTTGCCATTCTGGAGTTATTGAAACACCATCAATAGTTACTGCGTTATTATAATATGCAGAACCACCTTGTGGCACAATATGACAGATAGTGATTGATTCACCTGTATCCATAATAGAGTTTAAAGAATTTGAACCGTCTCCTCTAATATTTAGAGTCCAGTTAGCTGCAGCATTTGAAGTATCATTTATTACTGCTTGAGTAAGTACATCATAGTTTACTGTACCCGTAGCTGCTGAAGCATTGTTTGTTACTTTTTCTGCAATACTTTGAATTTTACCTTGACCATTGAAAGTTGCTCTACCAATTCCTTTTGGAGTAATATTTAAATCTATGTTAGTGTCACCACCAGTCGCTGCAATAGCAGGTGCATTACCTGTAGCTGCATTAGTTAATGTAAATTCATTAACTGCAGAACCAGTTGTTGTGAATATAAGTTGTTCATTTGAGTTTTCATCTAAAATACCATGAGCTGTATCTACAATAAGATTTTGACTATTTGTATCTAAGTTTGCTGAAAGTTGTGGTGAGTAGTCAGATGATAATTCTGTAAATGCTGTGTCAACAACATTAGTACCATCAGAGTAAATCATTTTAGTACCTTTGTCTGCTGCTGCCCAAGTTACACCTGTTCCAGAAGAAGTTTTAAAAGTTACTGTATGAGAACCAGAAGTTGCGTTATCTACTACAAAAGTTTTTTCAATACCATCAGGAATAGTTACATTAACTGCACCTGCAATTGTTCCAATTAATTTTAATACTGCATTTTTACCGTTAGAAATTGCACCATTTGTAAAAGTTAAAGTTGCTCCAGTTGTAATAGCAACTGCTTCATATCCACCGATTGCTTGTTCTACGATTAATAAGTTTGTGTTTGTAATTTGTCCCCAAGTTCCTGAGTTTTCACCTGTTGCTTGGACTGTAAGTTTTAAACTAGCTGATGTAGAGTTTGCCATAATTTTTTTTCTCCAATGTTCTTAATTTATTAAAATTTTGTTTAAGTGTCAAACACTTATTATGCAGCGTTGGTATCAACCGGTTTCCATCCTGGAGGGTCAATTGGTGCTGTGCCTGGATCTACTCCGTTCCAAATCAGTACATTTGTACCTGTTCCTTGACCCATTGTCAATAAGTTTCCAGTAGGAATTACATTACCTTCTCCTGATACTTCTGAAACACTGTTTAAAGTTGCTGTTAATGCAAATCCAGTTAATGATACTGGTGTAATATTTTCTACTTGTATATTACCTAAATTTAAAGTTAATGGGAAAATATCATCAGTATCAGGTCTATATAAACCATCACCCCATGTAGATTCTCCCCATGTTCCATCGCCCCAATTCATTGCTGCTAATGGAGCTATATTAGCATCTCCTATAATATTAAAATTATTAGAACCAGGTACAGCTAAAGCCATAGCCATAGCTTGACCTGTTAACACTGCATCTGGAGCAGGGTCAACACCGCTAAAGTTTTCTAACATTGACATTGTCAATGTTTCTATTTGTGCATTTCCATAAGCACCAAATCCCCAACTAGATTTTTGACCCCATGTTGAAGCTGATGTACTAGATATTTCTGCAATAGTAAGAGCTTCTCCACTAGCATTACCTAAACTAATAGACATTGGTATGCCGGCAGGTTGACCAAATGCAGGATTGAAATTTATTTGAGCGGTCATTGAAAAACCTGTGACTTGTGCAGTAAATGAAGCGAATGCTTCTAGAGTTCCTGTATTAACTGTTAATGAATTTCCTGTAGGAGTTACATTAGAATCACCATCAAATGATAGACCAGCACTTCCTTCAGCTGCAGTCATACTTACGCCAGTTACAACGACACGTTCTGTAGACTCACCCCAGTTTTCTGCGCCCCAAGCATCTCTACCCCAACCAACAGTTATTTGATTATCGACAGCTACAGAAGCTAAATTCATTGTAAGTGGGAAACTTGATACTTCTAAAGTTCCAGCAATACCCCAACCTAATGTTCCCCATTCAGCTCTACCCCAACCATTATTTATTTCACCAGAAATATCTAAAGAACCTAGATTAGCAGAAAGATTTTGTCCTGTAGTAGGAACACTAGCATTACCAAGAACTCCCCAACTTTGAAAGCCCCAAGTGGCAGCACTCCAACCTTCAGCACTAATAGAAAAAGTTCCACCCATTCCAATTCCATGAACATAACAAAGCCAATAAAAATTACTGGAAGACGCAGGGGTAATTTCTACATAACGAGTTGTAGCTGCATTGAAAGTTGTTGTGTTTATGTAATTAGTTGAGTTACTTATTCCATCTAAATAATAAGTTACTCCTGTAGAAAACATTCCAGAAGTAGAAGTGTTTGTAGAAAAAATTAATGGGTGATTATCATTGCTAGCATCACTTTGTTCAAAACGCAAAGTAGCACCTTCAGGCCAAGCAACATTATAATCACTTGGTCGTGTTCCATCTAGGTAATAAACATTTCCTGAGCTTCCGCTCGGATAAGTCGGACCTGTGGCTACAGTTACAGTATAAGTTTTATCCGCCATAGGAGTCTAGCTCCTATTAGCCCGATATTCTTAATATCGCTGCAGTTGATGTTGGCGCTGGAAACTGAATTGTGAAAGTTCCTGATGTAGCTGTTTTATCTGCTCCAAAATCTAGAACACAAACTGATGCATTAGTTGTATCAGAAGATGTGTTATAAATTAAAGCACCTCTTGCAGTTAAAGTAACACCAGTGAAAGATCTATCTGCAAAATCTGTTCTTGCAACACCTGCAGTCATAGAAGTTCCAGAGTTAACTAGTGCACCACCTCCAGCTGTATACTGTCCTGTATTAGAAACTTCTGAAGTTGCTGTGTAGGCAGTTGTAGCTGAGTTTAGAGTTGCTGTTGAAGAGTAAAGAGCTAGTTTAAACTTGTCACCACCAGTTTGTTTGAAATTCATGTCAGCTTCTAAAAGCTGTTTTTTAAATGAATTACAAATTGCTTGTGTTATTGCCATAGTTTTATCTCCTTATTTTCCTATTCGAGGAACACCACTTTGGTATTCATCTCGTCTTCTTCTTCCCATTTGTTCAATTGAGAAGCCTTCAACCACTTGTTTATACTTTTGTTCGTATAATTGCAAGAGGTCTTGTGGGCCTTTTAAAAATCCATAAGCCTCAACTAGGCATGCATATAAAAGTCCGTTGGGAAAATTTAAACTTAGATATGTAGTAGGAATAGTACTAGATAATCCAGCATCTTTCAAGATATAATTTAACTGAATTGTGTAAGTCGCATCTGGAGTTGGAGCAAATACTAAATGATTTTTATCCCACCAACTATAGTATTTTGGAACTCCCGTAGTTTCTAGGTTATTAAATTCTGACATAAAACTAGTATCTCTCCATTGTAAGAAATCTCTATTATTAGCTGAAGATGTTCCATCAGAATCTACAATTTGAGCAGATCTAATAACTAAAGTATTATCTGGAGTTTGAATAAATCTTGTATTTAATACTAAATTAGCTGTTGCATATCTTCTATTATTATCAGAGTCTACATCTCTAAATATTCTAAATTCAGCATCTTCAATAATACCATTTAAAATAGTATCAGATAATACTGAAGATCCAACTTCTGTGTAATCTCTAATTTTTTGTTTTAATTCTGTGTATGTCATCCTTGTTTAGTATCCAGGGGTCCAGCTAAGACTTGAATACCTCCTCCTGTTTCTGTACTCGAAGCATTTGAAACCAAGTTAAACGTATAACTATTCTCTAAAGTTACTGTAGAAGGTTGTCCTGCTTGTTGTTGAGTTGTTTGTATCATAGTTATTGAATAACCGCCAACAATAATTGCACCTGAATTATGAGCACTAGCTGTTGTATTTTTAGGTAATACTCCTCTAAATTGTGCATTAGTTCCTCTTACACATCCTGTTAAATCATTTCCTGATTTTCCAGAATATTGAATTACTTCGTTGTTAAAATAAGAATCTCCATCATCTGATACATCTACTTTTTCAATCATGAAAAATCCTGACGTAGAAAACTCTGAAGCATCTGTTAAAGAAATAGTTGTGTCAGTTGCAGTTATGTTTGAAGTTAACGTTGTAGTTAATTCTAATGTAGATTTTAATACACCCCCAACATCTGAAGATTTAACTGATTGAAATCTTACAATATCATTATTTACTCTTGCACTGTTAGGTTCTGATACAGTTACTAAAGTTGAACCTGAAGCTGTTGTAAAAGGATTAAGAGGTAAAAAATCTGTAGTTCCAAATTCTGTTCTTGCAGGTCTTGCTTTTTCTAAACCTTGAGGATCAGCAACAAATGGTCTTGGTTCAAGTTGTGGTTGCTTACGTTCGTATTCTGAATAATGTACAAATGCACCATTCCATTCTGTAACCATTTCTCTCCACGGAAAAGCTAATCCGCTTCGATCAGAGATTGCTAAAGCGTGTTTCCCTTTTGCAAACTTTGCCATTAGATCTCCGGATAATAAGTTTTAGGTGATATGTAAACACTAGCAGATGAACCATCTTCAGCTAATGCTCTTTGTAATTCATCTTCGTAAAGTAATTTCATTTCTTGTGTTCTTTGAGGTGCTTTCTTTTGTGAAACATAGTAAGCTAAACCAGCACACATACAAGGTACAAATCTATTAACTACATCTGCCTCATTAGTATATTTACCTGCGTCTTGTAATCTTTGTATATAATAAAAATACATAAAGTCTCCAACTTGTGAAGTCCCTGGAGTTAAATATAAAGTTACTGTAACTCTATTTATAAATCTTTGTACCCAATATTGAGAAGGTTGACCGGTAGAAGTTTTATTTGAAAAAGCTGAATATTGTGATCTGTTTACCTTTGCTAAAGGTGAATCTACATTAGCCGAAGTTCTGTAACTAGATTCTAAAAGATCAGAAGCCATATTTACAAAATTAGTAACTGAATCATTCTGTGCATGAGAAGCAGCTGTTGTATCATCAATTCCTCTATCAGCTACTGAAGATACAATTAAATTATTTCCTGAAATAGAACTGTATTTAATTATTTCATTATTGATTTTTATTTTTCCAGAGTCAGGCATCTGGGCCACAGAAGCAACAGGAATAGTTAAATCAGTAGCATTAATAGCAGATGTTATAGTAGTTGTAATTCCGTCTGATGCACCATCGCTTGGTGATCTATAAATTACATATTCGTTTTGACCATTAACTAAACTAAATGCATGTTCTCTTACTTGCCAAAAATGGATACCTCTGTTGTCCCATTCTTGAAGCATTATGTTTAATGATCTTCTAGCAGAACGCAGGTCATTACCTGAGTAATCAAAGAAACCTAATCTTTCAAAAGCTTCAGTTATAATATCATCGATCGAGAATGTTTTCTCGAATGTAGTTGTGCCCGAAAAAGCCAAGTTGCCTCCTACGAGTTACTTCCGCCGCTATGAAAAACAGTTACACTGTGAATATGTTCAGTAGTAAAAGCTGCGTGCAAACCATCTTTAAATAAAACAGGGCCTGGAAAATTAATCACGATAGATTCAGCCACTGCAGGTGTTCTAACTTTAAATTTTATAGTACCTGTAGATGATCCATCACGAAGAACTAAATTTCCAGCAGTTGCTAGACTATCAATATAAATTCCATGAACTCTTGTTCTTCCAACTTGAACAGTTGTAGCTTCCGTATTTACAAATTGTGCTTGTAAGTCTTGGGATGATCCAAATGTTGACATAATTTTTCTCCTTAAAATTTGTAGGAGCCCCGAAGGGCTCCATTAATTATTTATTACGTATCGCTAAATGGTGTAACAATAGTTCCTGATCCTAAGATCAAAGTATTGTGTACCAAGTATTGAGCTGCTTCTAAAGCAGTAACTGTAATTACTGAACCTACGATTCCACCAGTTGTTGTTCCATTCATAGAAAGAACATCATTTGCTGCTGCAGGAAAGAAAGCTTTTTTAGCTCCATCATCCACTGCAATCATAGCTGCGCCTGTGAATTTATCCACACCATCAGTTATGATTTGAACATCAGTTGCTAATGTATCTATGTAAAACATAAATGTAGCACCAACGTTATTTAGGTTATTGTAGTCAGTTAGTCCTGCTGTTGCTCCATTAGCATTAGTGTTAATGCTTGGTAACTTGTAGATACCATCTGCGTCTTGTGAAATTAAAATTCTTCCAGCATGGTCGTTAACGGTTAAAGCTAAACCGCTTGCACCTAAGCCAGTAGAATTAATTGCTTTTGTTGCTCCAGGGCCTGTAGTTATAAAGCCATTTTTAGAAATGACCGGTCCTGAAAAGGTTGTATTTGCCATAGTATTATTCTCCTAGTTTCTGTCTACATAGTCTCTAGGCCGTCGACTGTACGCGTCTATGTAAACTAATTAAATTATACAGTGAGTTTTTTATATACTAATTTTGAGTAGAGTGCAAGAGAGCCTGTAGTGTGGAGTGACTTTTTCCAACGATGTAGCTTTTTGTTTAAGTAGCTACGGAAACTTGCGGAGCAGCGCCATCAACTTTATTACGTAAATGTTCTCTTTGCGCCTCTGCCATCTTAATATGACTTAAAACATCTCGAACTTTTCGATCTATTTTAACCATATCGAGAGTATATCTACCCTCTTTAAGATGTTCCTGCTCCCACTGTAAGTCCAGACCCCTCTTTTGCTTGTAAAGGTCGTTTAAGTGTTGCATCATTTTTTCCATCTATAACTTCCTCATAAGTTATTCTGTTAATCTTGTTATCATAAGATATACCAAGATTTTCCCAAACTATACTTTTTTCTCCTAACTTGTCAAGTACAGCCTTTTCTAAGGAAATTTGGTCATCTTCACATTCAACAGTGAATTTAGCATGATGATAATAAGCCCAGATGTTTACGAGAAATTGTGTCATTCTACCTTTCTAATTTGTAATTGTGTCTAAACTGTGTCATTCAAAAAATATTTGTATTGTTTCTCTTTTTGGCGCAGTTGAACTAGTAATTGACGTTCCATGAAGTATATTTTTATTATTAATTACAGCAGAATTATATTTAGGAACATACGCTTTTAGATCCTCACCATTTTCATATAAAAACAATCCTCCATAATCTCTTTCCCAAGATTCATTTAAATAAATACTTGAAGAGAAACTATAAATACCATCATTATGAAAAGGGATAAAGCTACCAGGAAGCCATTTATAATAATTTACATGAGTTATGGGATGTTTTTTAAGATCAATATAATCAGCATAACAATTTATAATGTGTTCATTAAAGGGAGTATCATTTAAACGAAAAACATCTACACGAGCAGAATCATGTACAATCTTTGGATCCCAACCATTATGATTAGTAAGTTCAGGTTGCTCTTTATTAACATAGTTTTTAATCTGTAAAATTAAATCTACAGGCAAAACATTATAAACAAAAAATACATTACTCATTCTATCTTTCTAATTTTTAAAGTGAGGCGGACCAAAGCCCGCCCCAAATTTTACGATTAACTTGCTCCTGAAGATCCGAAGATACCTCTATAGTCAGATACACCAAATCTGTATCTTTCTCTAGCTTTGTATCTTACGTTTCCAGTATCAAAATCACCTTCCATTGCTGTTCTAATAGGTGTTCTTTCAAAATACTTCATTCCGTTAGGAACATCAGTAATGAAGAAGTACGCATTAGGATCAGTTAAGAAATTGTTCACTCTGTAACCTTGAGGAACCATTCCCATAGAAACGATTGCATTGATATCGTTATCAGCAGTGCCAGTTCTACCTTGAGACTTCATAAGTCTTTCAGCTTGGAATTGAAGCTCAGAAGGAACGATCATTTTCATTCCTCTAGCAGCAATTTTAAGACCTCTTTCATCAGTCATTGCAGCGATGTCAATTAAAGACTGCTCCAATGAAGTTTCGTTAAGGTCAGCCTGTGTAGCCAAAGTGTTTGACACAGT